ATTATAAGCTCCATAAGTGACAATTTAGGAGGCATACCTAAACCACTGCAAAATATTTTAAAATTAATAGGATTAATAGGAATTGCACTTATGACAGGTCCCATAGGGGCTATTTTTTTATTAATAATGGCACTAGATGATTTATTTACTTACTTAAGAGGTGGTAAATCTGTAATAGGTAGTTTCTTTGACAAATTTGCTATAGGTGCAAAAATAATTGATGGCGTAAAAACTAAATTTAAAAGTATCAAAGGATGGATGCTAACGCCTATAGCAGAGATTAAAAAAGGATGGGATGCATTTTGGGGAGGAATATTAGGATTTATAGATAAAGTTGAAGATAAATTTGTTAAGCTTGAAAAGGCAATAAAGAATTCTCCTATAGGAAAACTATTAGCTAAGTTTGTACCAGACATGTCTGAAAAAACAAAGAGTTTGGCTAAGAACAGTAAAAAGAATAGTGGCAGTTCTGTAGCAAATTACATAACACCACACAATACTAATAATAAAACTTCTAACTCAAATACAACCAAGAGTGCATCACAGACTAATAATTTTTATGTTACAGGTGGTTCTAATGCTAATACTACAGCTTCTACTATTGCCGATAAATTAGGATTAAAATCTCGTACTTTAGGGGGGATAATTAGCTAATGGATACTATAAAAGCCATGACTTATATAGATATATCTCCCTCTACTTCTGATGGCAAATATGTTTTTGATGCATTTTTTACAATACAGCACAATAGAGAGTTAACAATAACGGAATCACCAGTACAGACAGGAGCCAATATTTCGGACCATGCTTATATGGAACCTAAAGAATTAACTATAGATATTGGAATGAGTGAGGTTATGAGGAAGATCGACGATTATCACTTTGGGATAACTGATGGAAAAACACGTTCAACAAGTGCATATAGTATGCTTACTAAATTACAAGAGCAAAGAGTACCTTGTAATGTTGTAACTAGACTCGGGACTTATAAAAATATGCTTGTAGAGACCATAAGTGTTAATGACGATAATACCACAACAAATGGATTAAAAGCTACTATAACTTTTAAAGAAATATTGGTAGTAGCTGTTGAAACTGTTAAAATATCTGCTAGACCTCAAACATCTACTACAACCAATAATGGAGATCAGAAAGCAAAAAAAGCAGATCAAAGTTTACTATCCAAAATATTTAATTAGAGGTGATTTTATGTTGAAAGATGGGACAATAGTGCCTCTATTAACTGACCCGAACGATATGTATTCAAGCACATTTGAAGTCAATGGCAAGAAAAAAACATTCTATTTTTTTTTGAGGTATAACACAGAGGCTGATTATTGGGTGATGGATATATTAGATCAAAGTAAAAATCCCATATTAAATTCAATTCCTCTCATAATGGGGATTAATATTTTTGAACAATATGAATATTTGAAAATAGGAAGAGCTTATATAGTCAAAACTGATGATAGTATTTTAGACGACATACCTAATGATAAAAATTTAGGAAGTGATTTTGTACTTATCTGGGGTGATAACGAATGAGCATAGAAGAAGATACTTGGAAGTTCTTAAGGGGTAAAAACCTTCCCGAAAAAAGTGTTGCTGCAGCAATGGGAAACATTCAGGCTGAATCTGAATTTGATACAACACTGATCGAAAAAGGTAGTGGAGTCGGTCTTGGATTGTGCCAATGGAGCTATGAAAGACGTTCTCAGCTTGAAACATATGGCACTGATTTAACACATCAATTGAATTTTTTATGGGCTGAACTTTCTGGACAAATTGGAAGCACCGGAGCTAGTTTTCAATGGATTAATAAAAGTGGGTATTTATCTCATGATGAGTTTATGTCTGGAAACGGCAGCATAGCTGATTTAACAAAGGCAATGTGCTTTTGCTGGGAACGTCCTAATGCAAGTGTTGCACATTTAGAAAGAAGGCAACAAAAGGCACAAGAATATTATGCTCAATTTACAGGGACTCAAGGTACAGCTAGTTCACAAACTGAGGGTGTCACAATACCAACAACAAATTATCAAGTTGTTAAAGGAAGCCAAAAAGAAGGACAAATTCTTTTTGGTAGAAGATATAGGATAACCGTATCTGATGATTCAGGAAATTCCATTGACGTATCTAATTTAAAATGTGAGTTTAATATAGTTAAAACTATACAAGCTGAGCCTAATTCAAGTACTGTGACTATATATAATTTAAATGCTGAAACTGAAAATTGGATTGAAATAAATGCAATGAGAGTAGCTGTGGAAGCAGGATATGAAGGAACTCAATTTGGATTGATATTCGATGGAGATATACTACAGACAATAAGAGATAAATCAGATGGCGCTACATATAGGCTATCTATTATAGCTTTAGACAGTGACAGAGCTGTAAATTATGAACTAGCTAATTTTTCTGTACTTAGAGGTCAAACGGCTCGTACAATAGTAGACCATATCGTAAATAAAGCCCAATATCCAGTATCATTAGGTTCTATTTCAGAGGGATTGAATACTGCCGGCACATTAACCAGGGGAAAAGTTTTCTTTGGAAAGGCAAGCGATTATTTACAACAGATAGCTGATAGTAATAAATGCCAATACTATACAGAAGATGGCAAAGTTAATTTAGTAAAGTTAACTGAAATGCCTGAAAATGAAATTTTTGATTTGAGTCCTTCAAGTGGATTAATAGGAACCCCAGAACAGAGTGATTATGGGATAACTGGTCAATGCTTATTAAATCCTAGAATAAAAGTTAATACATTGATACATGTTGATAATTCTCTTGTTAGAGCTAAGCAAATAAGCTTAACTGGTAGTTCTAATACAGTACCTAGCGTTGACAATACAAGTGCCGGGAGTGTATCAGGCGTAAGGCAAAAAATAATCGCAGAGGCAAAGAAACTATGCGATGATCCTAATGTTGGATATAGTCAACCACTTAGAGGACAAACAGTAAATGGGAAAACTTATTATGACTGTTCTTTATTTACTAAGCATTGTTATAATAATGCAAATATTAGCTTAGATGACATAACTAATCCGCAATGGGCGCAAGTTCAGCCAAGCAAAGGCGGTAAAGTCATTAGCCAAAGCGAAGCAAAAGCAGGAGACATTGTGTTTTGGTTTAATGGTAGCGATTGCCACCATGTAGCCATTTATGATGGCAACGGAGGTTTGTATGCAGCTAGAACTTCACAAGCACCTTTTACAGAGCAAGTTGAACATCAAAGTCTATATGGGAGTCCTAAATTCGGACGTCCTAAAGGATTGGTAGAAGCAGATTCAGGGAACGCTCCTAGTGCAAACAGCACTAATAATACAGATTCCTCAACAAGTGATTCAGGCACTACACAAACACCAACATACAGGTCATTGGATAAAGACGGTATATATAGAATTATAAAAGTAACTTATGAAGGAAGTACACGTGGAGATAACTGGTATTGTGATTTTGAAACAATTACACAAGCTGGTGGAACTATTCCTATAGTCACAAGTTAGAAAAGAGGAATGAACTATGGAACAATCCAGACTTAATATTGCACAGATATTAAATAAGGACAATGATTATTCGGGTGAAATAATAAAAAATGTAAGAAATAATTTAAGAGTAGCATTACCTGGAATAATCCAATCATTTAATCCTGTAGAGCAAACTGTTACTGTACAGCCTACATTAAGAGAAGAAATAATAAAACCAGATCAGAGCACACGAGTAGTCCAATTACCATTGCTTTTAGATGTTCCCATTTATATGCCTCGTGGAGGAAATTATGTATTAACAATGCCTATAAAACAAGGTGATGAATGTTTAGTAATATTCAGTGACATGTGTATAGATGCGTGGTGGACATATGGAGGCATCCAAAATCAAATTGAAAAAAGAAGGCACGACTTATCCGATGCTATAGCTCTTATAGGGATATGGTCTCAACCTAATAGGATAAATGGTTATTCAACTAATGCTACAGAATTAAGGACATTAAGTGGTAAAACAAAGATATCCTTAAAGGAAGATGAAATAAATTTACAAGCTGAAAATGTAAAAATAAATGGGGAAAATATCTCTTTATAGTTTAAATTTACCTCCTTTTGTTGTATTATTTATATTGTGGAAAGGGGAACAAAATATGAAAAAGAAATATTTAAGCTTTGTATTTTTATTTGCTATTTGTTTAACTTTATTAATCAGTCACAATGCAAAGGCAGATTCATTGCAAAGTACAAGATTAGGTGGATTTGACAGGTACGAAACGAATACGAAGGTTATACAACAAGGATGGCAAAAATCAGATTATGCTATTGTAGTAGGAGGAGAAAATTTTCCAGATGCTTTAAGCGCGACTCCACTTGCTAAGAAGTATAATGCGCCTATATTTATGGTAAATCAGATAGGAGTAGATGTATTTACAACAAATGAATTTAGAAGATTAGGAGTAAAGAAAGTTTTTATAATTGGAGGGCCTGGTGTAATATCTACACTTAGTGATGACGAGCTTAAAAGTAATGGAATACCTTACGAAAGAATATATGGCAAAGATAGATACCAAACATCCATAGATATAGCTAACAAAATTGGGACTAAAAATGGTGTTGTAGTAGCTACTGGTACTGATTATTCAGATGCGCTATCCATTGCTCCTGTGGCAGGTAAATTACAAATGCCTATAATATTATCAAGACAAGATGTTTTGGATTCTATACAAAAGAAATTTATATCTACTAATACAATTCCAAAAACATATGTTGTAGGTGGTACAGACATAATAAGTAATAATGTGGCTTCTAAATTTCCAAAGGTTCAAAGAATAGCTACAGAAGATAATAGGTATGCTAGAAATTTAGACATAATAAATACTTTTGCAAATAATATTGATTTTAGTACTGCTATTTTAGCTTCTGGTGCAGACTTTCCAGATGCGTTAAGTGGTTCAGCATTAGGAGCTTTAAATGGTAATCCGATAATATTAACAGGGAGACACGAAGGATGGCAAAACACTGAGTATGCTGATAAAAGTCGTATAGAAACTTTATTAGGAAACAAGAGCACTAAAAACATATATGCTCTTGGACTTGAAGGAAGTATATCAGATGATGATTTAAATGACATAGTAAATTCTACTGATGCTTTAAATACTATAAAATCAAAGGTTACACTTAGTACAAATTTAACTTTTGCGGTGAATTATGATAAGTATAGTGATGATGGAAGCACTTATTATAGAATATCATTGCAAGAAGAAAGAAATGGATTAAAGTTGCATGGATTTTATCAATATGATTTTTTAGTGGACACCGAAACAGGAGATACTTATAAAATAGATATAGATACTAAAGAAATAACTCCACTTGATACTATAAAAATAGATAGTAACAATGTAAAGCAGAGGGCAGTTGAATTAATTGCAGACAAAATTACTGAAAAAGATTCAAACACTGAAATTCAATATTGCGGAATTGAGAATATAAATAATAAAAAATATCATTATATTAAGGCTTATGATAATTTGTATGACCGAATTTCAACGGTAGGCTTTTATTATATTGATGTAAACACTAATACAATTTATCAAAAAGATATTAATGATGTTTTAAAGCCAATAGATTAAAGAATAAAAAAAGAATCGCTTAATAAAGTGGTTCTTTTTTAGTGCAAAGAAGGTGATAATTTGAAATATCGCATGCTTGATAAAAACGGTGATTATCAATTTGGACACAGTTTACAAGATATTACATTTGGAACATATGCAGTCGCACAGGCAGTTAAAACAAACTTATTATTATTACAAGGAGAATGGTGGGAAGATATAGAAAATGGACTTCCATTATTTCAAAGGATTATTGGACAACGTTTTTCTCAACAAAACATCGATATAGTAGATTCACTTATAAAAGAAAGAATAATTACGACTGAAAATGTAACTGGTATAAGTGATTTCAAAAGTTCATATTCACCAGAAACAAGAGAGTATTATTTTGAGAGTACTGTCCAAACCCCTTTTGGTAATGTTGTTGTTACAAAAACCTTTTAGAAGGGAGGTATACTATGGCATATTTCCAACCTTATATTGATGCAACAGGAATGCATATTCCTATTTATGTAGATATAAGGGATAAATTAATAGAAGAATGTAAGAATATATTTGGTCAGGATTTGTATTTAGGAGAAGATACACAAGACTATCAATGGATAGCTGTTAATGCTGAGAAAATATATCATGCTTATTTATTAGCTCAGTTAGCATACAACAATCGAGGTCCAGGTACTGCTATAGGTGGAGGCCTTGATGGAGTTGTAAAGATAAATGGGATAAAGAGAAAAAAAGAAGAATATAGTACATGCCATGCAGATATTACAGGAAATCCAGGTACTATAATAACTGGTGGAATTGTAGTAGATCAAGGAAATATACAATGGAATTTACCTTCATCCGTAATAATTCCAAGTGAAGGGAAAATAAACGTTACATTAACATGTTCTATACCTGGACCAATTCAAGCTAAGCCAGGAGATATTATTCAAATATATAATCCTACTTACGGATGGGTTGGAGTAATAAATACAGATACAGCAGAATTAGGCTCATATGCTGAAACAGATGCAGAGTTAAGAGCAAGACAACAAACTAGCGTAGCTTTACCTTCTCTAACTGAATTGGATGGAATAAAAGGTGCTATAGCTCAAATACAAAGGGTAACACGATATCAAGTATACGAGAATGACACAAATCAAGTAGATGATAAAGGTTTACCGCCACATTCAATCACATGTGTTGTGGAAGGTGGAGATACCCAAACTATAGCAAATACAATAAACTTAAAGAAAACTCCTGGATGTTATACAAACGGTACAACAGAAGTACAAATAACAGATGACCAAGGTAATCTTGTTTGGGATGCTTTTAATAAACCTGTTATAAGAAGATTCTATAGACCAACTTATGTAGATATAGATGTCATTATAAGTGTTAAATCACTTCTGGCTTATACAGATAAAAATACAGAGGATATAAAAGCAAATGTAGCAACATATTTAAGCAGCTTACAGATAGGTACGGATTTATCCATATCATCAATTTGGGGAGCTGCTCTTTCTGCAATGTCGGATTTAAAAAGTCCGGCTTTTTCTATTGTTTCTGTTACTGCTGGTAGAAATGGTCAAGCTCAAACAGTTAATGATATTAGCATTCTATTCTATGAAGTTACACGTGGTAGTATTGAAAATATAACTGTAAATGTAAGTTAGAAGGTGATTAAATGGCTATGCAAGAGTATCTAGACAGAATAACAAGTGAACACAGAGATAAGCCTAAGTTTATAGCATGGCTGACAACAATATTAACCCCTGCAGATGATATATATAATTGCATTAATAAAATAGACGATGCTTTCGATTTAGACAAAGCTGTAGGAAATCAATTAAACGTATTAGGAGAATTGATTGGTGTTAGCAGAACATTAGTGTTCCAACCGCCAGACATGTCACCTCTGCTTGATGATGAAACTTATAGATTAGTACTAAGAGCTAAGATAGGCAAAAATATGTGGCAAGGTACAAAGCCAGAGATACAAGAAATATGGAAAGAAATGTTTTCAGATTTACAATTAGATTTAATTGACAATGAAGATATGAGCATGACAGGCGTAATTTACGGTGTGTTAGATGAATTAAGAGAACTCTTGATAGCTAATGGATATATAATTCCAAAGCCGTCAGGGGTTCGTTTAAATTATGTAGGAAAATCACCAGTCACGTTCAAAACATATTCTTCCATGATTGTATGTGGTGATATTACAAATGTAATAAATATGGAACAACCTAAAAATCCAATAAACATGCAGACATATTCTTCTATGGTTGTATGCGGGAACACAACAAATGTTATTTCTTAAAAGGAGTGAATAAATTGGCAATATTTAAAAATATGGTTATAACAGATAAAGGAAAAGATTTATATAATAAAGTCCAAACTGGAATTAAATTAGAATTTACCAAAATGGCTATAGGGTCTGGTCAATTAAACGATACAGATAATCCAGAAATATTTACAGAATTAAAGGAACACAAGTTTGATGTTGATATAAGCTCCGTAACTACCAATACACAATTACAAGTAGCCATTGTAAATGGAACTATAAATAACACCAATATAACCGAAGGTCAATATATATGTGAACTAGGTTTATATGCTAAAGACCCAGATTTAGGAGAAATTTTATATGGGTATACTAATGCAGGTACTCAAGGAGATTATATAGCCCCTAATAGTTCAGGAGCATTTGCGTGGAACTATCAAGTTAATGCGGCTGTAGGAAATGCTGAAACAGTTACAGCAACAGTAAGTTCAACGACATTTGATTATGCGGTAGCAAGTTCAAGTTCAACATTTGCAGTAATTTCAGGCACAAATCAGAAAGAAATAAACGAGAGTATAGACAAAACTATTAGTCTTATAAAAAATACTGTTAACTTTGTGTCAGGAAGTTTTACTGCTAGTACAGATAATACATCTAGCTTCTTAATATTAGTTCCTTATAACCCATCAACTGACCATATAGAGTTATTCTATCATGGAAATACTAGAATGCAGGAAGGAATTAACTATACTAAAGAAGGTACTCAAATAAATTTAAATGATTGGTCTTTAAATAGTGGTGAAACAATTACGTATAACGTATGGCAGTTTGTAAATAATGTACCTATTATGGCAGACGGCAAAAACTTACAAGATAATAGTGTTGCCAAAAGGAGTCTTACAGAAGATGTACAAAATACTTTAGATGAAGTACCGGAATTAAGTTCGCAAATGGCTGAAAATGTGACTTACTCAGAAAATAGTAATAAATTATACAATACAAAAAATAAATTGCAGTTAAAGCAGACCGTAAAAGGAGTTGCTTTTGGAGATAGCTTAACTTATTCTCAAGATGGAAATACAGGTAATCAAGCATCTAGTACCTACCCACAAATATTACAAGCTAAACTAGGGAAAACTTACGGATACAGCGATATAAGTATAATTAATGCCGGAACTCAAGGGCAAACAAGCACTTTTGCGTTAGCAAATGTAGACTCACAAGTAATTGAACAAAATCCTGACTTTTGTATAATGATGTGGGGTACAAATGATTGTAACCAAAATATTGATTTAAACACATTTAAAGATAATTTAAGACAAGTTATAAAAAAATTAATTAAATCTAATATTGAAGTCATTTTACTTTCTCCGCCACCTAATTTTCATGCTGAAAATGATAGAACACATAGACAGCAATTGTATTCAAAAATAGTTTATGAATTAGCTAAAGAATTAGATGTTTGTTTTATAGATATGTATTTAGAAATATTTAATATAATAAATGATGAAATTGAAACACCAATATCTATAATGCCAGATAAAACACATTTTGCAGGAGACAAATATTTTTATTTAGCTGATATAATTATTTCAAAAGCACTTCTAATAAATAGTCTAGAAATAAAAAAAGAAATAAGTATACCAGTATGGCATAGTCCATATATTTTGACAGATATACCAGAATCAGCAGAATTTGATACTCCTATTAGCCAATATACAAAATTATTAAAAATGACCAAAGATGGGACAATGGGCACATATTTAAGATTTATATTTTTTAATAAATTAAACAATGTAGATTTAATAGCCATTAATAATAGGGGTATCAGGTCTGGAACGATTAAAGTTATTGATAATGGAGCAGAAGCAGAAACTGTCAATTTCTATTCTGGCGCAGATGCATCAATTGATGTTCCTTCCACGGTGATTAGAAATTTAAATTATGGGCTTCATGTTGTAGAATTTTTAATTGAAAATATAGAATTAGGAAAATCAACTGTGGGGGACATTCATTTTGGCGGCTTCCAGCTTAAACTACATTCTAAATTTAGTATAAAAAATATAGTAGGAAATGATACAGATATAACAAATTATCAAAAACTTATAGATGCTACTATAGAATTCCAGGATTTAGATACAATTAAAGAAAAACATTTTATATGTAATCAATTTGTTGAATTGCAACAAGATAAAATTTTAGCTATTAAATGCAAAGGCAAATTTTATGATGGATTTGGGTTCACATGGTTTGTGAACCCAACTTATATACAAGGACAAAGCGGTAATTATTCGGGCTATATGGTTTCAATTATAAATGGTGCAGTAAAATTACATCATTGCATTGGTGATGTTTATAGTATTATAGCTTCTTCAGATGCTATAACGATAGATTATTCTATCGAAAATGAATATAAAATACTGCACTCTAAAGATGGAACAATAAAGTTTTATTTAAATGGTACTTTAATCTTAGAATTTCAGGATACTGCTGAAAGTGCTGGAAAATGTGGTTTATATAGTACGATAGCAGGCACAGGAACTGCGCTTATTAATAATTTTGAGTTTGCTTATATTTAAAATTTCATTTATACATGTTATAATTTTATAGAAATATATAGAGCCTTATGTAAAATATGGCTCTATAATCTATACAAGGATGTGGAAAAATGACAAAAAATAAAAGAAATATCATGACTATATTCTCAGCAATTTTAAATTTTATATTTATTATGCTCTTAGTTATCATATTAATTAAAAAAGGCCCAGAATGGTACCAACAAAAAATTCAAAGAGCATTACATATGGAACCTATTAATACAGCTATTACGCTTGATGATAATACTTACAACATAAGAAAAAGTATGTTTTATACTGTTACAAATGCAAAAGAACAAAATAAAATCGTATTTTTAGGAGATAGTTTAACGCAAAATTGTAATTGGGATGAATTGTTCCAAAACCAAAATATTATTAATCGTGGGATAATGAGTGATACTACAAAAGGTGTTTTAGAAAGATTAGATGATATTATAAAGCTAAAGCCTAAAAAGATTTTTTTAATGATAGGAATAAATGATTTGCATGATAAATCTATAGATGTAGTTTCTGAAAATTATAGTAAGATATTATCAGTTCTGGAGAAAAAACTACCTGGAACTAAAATATATGTACAAAGTGTTTTACCTATAAATAATAATATAAATAAATATGACATAAGGCCTGAAACTATAATAAATTTAAATGCTAAAATTAAGAAAACTTGTGGTGATAAGAAAATACAGTATATAAATTTATATGATAAATTTAAAGATAATGATAATATGCTTCTAAAGAAATATACTATTGATGGAACTCATTTGAACGGAAAAGGATATCTAGTATGGAAACAAACTATAGAAAAATATGTTAACATGCAATAAAAATACTTAAACAAGGGAAGGGTGTTTTATGGGTCGAATAGCAAAATGTCGCGATTGTAATCATTCTATTAGAACTGATATTGATATAGAAAAATGTCCTAAGTGTGGATCAAAAGAAATAACATATTCATTTAAAATTTCTAACAAGATTAATATTGGTGAAAGTCTAGACGGTAAATCTACTCCAAAGAATTATAATACGAACTAAGTGGACAAGGATTTAGACTAATTTCTAAGTCCTTTTTTAATACATAAAATCAAGAAAGGAAGTGCTATATATGTCAAAACCAGAACCATATGAAGAACTCGATAGTATATCTATTTATGAAACAGCACAAGGTACTGGAAATGCAATAACTGTTAGCATACCTAGTTTAGTGGATGGTAAATCTAAAACATTTGTGGCTTCTGCTAATAATAATGGTACTGCAACTACTGTAAATAGTAAAAATCTATATAAACCTAATACTACTACAGCACCTAATTTAATCGCAGGTAAAGCGTATACCATTTGGTATAACAAATCCAAAGATTGTTTTTTTATCAAAGCTAGTGCAGAAGGAAATACCGTTGCTGACCATGTACTAGCAGGAGATACGTTTAGCAATGATTCTGATACTGGTTTAATTGGGAACATGGATTTAAAATCAGAAAACATAAAAGAAGGAGTGACTTATGCTGGAATAACAGGAACTTTACATTATAAATATGATTTAAGTAAGGCATTATTTAATTTACCTAATGGATATCCTGCTGTTATATCACCATTGTTGGAGTTAGATGAATTATGGGTTAGTGCTAGTACGGGGCAGAATACACCTATATTACAATTTGATGATTCAGGGAACATAATTAATACCTTAAACTTACTAGAAACAGAGAGAGTTCTTACTATTTCTGAAAATTATATTTTAACTTATGACAGCAGTGATTCTTCGCCATGGTATATAAGACTGTATGATAAAACAGGACATTTATTAAATCAAGCTACATTTACTTTAGTCCCTGCAATGAGTTTTATAGATGAAAAACACAATAGAATAATACTGTGGGATGAACAAACAGGCTCTTATATAAGAATATATAATCTAAGCTTAGTAGAAATTACCAACCTAAGCGTTGATAATCAAATTAGGAGCATGGTTGTAAATGATGATTATATAGTTTTAATAGATGGAGAAGTGTCTAACATATATTTTATAGATAATAACAACAATATAACAACGAAAACTAGTGTTGGATTTTTACAAAGAGTATTCTAAGAAGGAGAGATAATACATGAAATATATAAAAATTAATAATTTCTTAAATGAATTTGACCAGCCAGATTATAAAGGATTAGATTTAAATAAAGTAATTCCAGGAAGCCAAATATATTCACAAGATCTTAGTTACGCTGTATTAGCAACAGAAGAAGAATTTGTAACATTACCTACCGATACAAATGAATTGACACAAGAACAGTATTTGCAAGAAAAGGGAAGTGTAAAGAACCAAAACCAGCAACCTAATCAACAGGAAATATTAATTAAAACGGTAGCACTTTTAAGTACTAACAGTGCTACACAAGCACAACAAATACAGACATTAGTTCAGACAGTAAATGATTTAAATACAGTAGTAACTCAATTGAAAGGAGGCACTAATTAATGTTTGATTTTTATAATTGTTTTTATAAAGTTGGATATTTATCTTTAGACGATCTCAAACAAGCAACTAAATTAAATATAATTACAGCAGACCAGTTTAAACAGATAACAGGACAAGACTATATAGCATAATAAAATAAGGCAGGGACTAGAGATAGTCTTTTTATTTTGCCTTAAGACAGGAGGCTAGACATGAACAAACATGCATTCAACATTATAGTAGCAGGGTTAGGAGGTGTATGTACGTATATTTTTGGTGGGTGGGACACTCCAATAATAGTTTTATTTTACTTTATGGGATTTGATTATTTAACAGGACTTATGAGCGCAGCAGTACAGAATAGATTAAATTCTAAAGCAGGATATAAAGGCATTGCCAAGAAAGCATCTATTCTAGTAGTGCTTATAGTAGCAGTATTACTAGACAGACTCTTAAATAGTGGAATGTGGGTTTTCCGTACCCTTGTTTGTTATTTCTACATAGCAAATGAGGGTATTTCTATTTTAGAGAACTGTGGTAAATGTGGACTTCCACTTCCAGAAAAATTATTAAAAGCATTAGAACAATTAAGAAAATAAGAAAGATGTCAGTTTTTGAGTCATCTAAATACAATAAAAACGAGGAGGTATTTGTATGATTAAAGGTTCAGATATAAGCAATCTTAATGGAAAAGTTGATATCAACTTGCTTAAAAATGCAGGACATCAGTTTGTTATATCAAAGGCAACCGAAGGTGGTACCTTTAAAGATAAATATTACAATGACAATATTGCCAATACAAAGGCACTGGGATTGATTTCAGGAGGATATCATTTTGCTAACTTTCAGGATAAGGCCAAGGCCATTCGTGAAGCCAACTTTTTTAAAGAAGTTGCATCAGGAGCAAAACCTGACTTTGTAGTCCTAGACTTTGAACAACAGTGCAGTGGGGATATGACAGATGCATGTCTAGCATTTTTGGATATTATATCCGATATAGCACCAGCAATCATCTACTGTAATCCAAGCCATATAAAAGCACACCTAAATAGTAAGATAACCAAATATCCACTGTGGGTGGCACACTACGGAGTTAAAGCTCCAAGCTTTACTCTATGGGATAAGTATTCAATATGGCAGTTTACAGACAAGGGACAGATATCAGGTGTAAGTGGATATATAGATCTCAATTATATGACAGAGGACTTTTATAATTCTCTAAAAGGGGGAAAGAAGAAAGTGAAGAATATAGTAGTTTACAATTATGGACCCGACCAGAATAGTGCTGAAATACTTGCTGACTATCTCAGCTGTCCTACTATTTCTAACAGCAGAAAGTTTGATTTTAGCCAGGTTGAGAATGTATACGCAGTTGGTGGAAATGAAAAGCAGTATACAAGTTATTTGACTAGATTAATTAGTGGTAAAGACAGATACGCAACAAATCAAGCTGTACTTGATTTTATTAAAAATGGAGGCAAGTAGACAAGACGTTGTTTACAACATGTATTGTAAAGTCAATGCGAAAGTTTAATGAAAATGTAAAGTAAAATAAAAATTTATGGAGGTAATTGATAATGGATTATGAAAAAGTAGTAAATGATATCAAAACAAATAACAAAGAGGAATTAATAAAAGATAATACTCAACTAAGACGAGAGCTAACAGAATTAGATACTGTGGGAAAGTTGGCAAATTATTTAAAAACTTTAGATCAGAGTAAAAAAGTTTATGTATCGTCAGGCTGTATGAATATTATTGTAAGACCCTGCGATGTAATTGAAAAAGATGATTCTGTTCATATAGGATAAATATTTAGATTCTCATTTTGCTAAATAAAAAGTAAGATGAGAATTTTGCCTTATAAAGCTAGTAAAATAGCTGCTTTATAAAATTATCAAAATAATGGAGGTAATAAATATGATAAATGTAAATGATATTGTAGCAGTAGGCGGAGTTTTGGTAGGCGTAATTGGAGGTATCTATGGATTGGTACCTTATTTAAAGAAAAAGAATATTAACACTGAAAAGATACGTGATACTACAGGAGATGTACTCAAGGCAACAGAACCACTTATCCAGGTAGCAAAGACAATCCCAAGTTTAAAACCTGCAGCAACACTTGTAGATTGGATTGAACAAAAAGCAGTGGCAGGAGTTAAAGCAGCAGAGCAACTGGCTCATACTGGAAGTCTACAGACAAATGAAGAAAAATTTAAATCAGCCCAGGAAACAGTTTACTCAGCATTAAAGGAAATCAATGTAACTCCAACAGATAATCAGAAAAAGCTTATTGATGATTTTATCCAGGAAGCAGTGAATGATCTTGGACATGCTCCTGTAAGTGAGGCTGAAAAGAATGCACAGATTGCTAAGATAAATCAGGATTTGGCAGCAGTACAGGCTGAGAATACTCAGTTGAAGCAGAAGTTGACTACTATTCAGAGTACTGCTGGAACAGTAGATAACACAGTTCAAGCATAACCAAAATAGTAATTTAAAACCTAGAAGATTAACTACTTTCTAGGTTTTAAAAAAGTATATATATTTATTAACAAACAGAGGTGCAACCATAAAACATTAATAGTATTTCTATAAAGTAAAATTTTATTCTTTGCAACAATTTAAATATAAATCTATATAATGGATAGTGTAATAAAAATATAGACTCATAAATTTATTATGTAATTGCCAAACACCCTTTTCCATGATAAATTCCCAATTAAATTCAGGTCTTTATCTAAAAATAAGATTTTATTTATTGCAATCGATATAATTATCATGTATAGTAATATCGGAGTGTTTTAGTGGATAGGTTTGGAGTGACTTCAAGAACCATATAATAGCCTCATGTGTTATGAGGCTATTGTTATATAAAAAAATAACTGATAGTTAAGTCAGTTAAAAGAGGGCGACTCTTTAATTATAAGTAATGACAGAACACAACTGTGTTCTTTATAATTATATCATATTCTATAAATTTATTCTATTTATTGAAACAAATTACATAATTGTATATAATAGAACTACAAGTATTTTTCATTTTAGAGTTTTCCCAAATCAAAAGCCCTAGTTTATCCTAGGGCTTTTACTGTTGAAATTATTTAATAAAACACATATAATTATACCATAATGTTTTTTATGTTTTTCTAATAATTCCCCATTTTAAGTCTTGGCTACTGCTGAGGCTTATTCTTATATATTTTAATATAGAGGGCTCTATTTAGGATTTCCTTATTTAATTTAATAAAAGCCAAACTGAAAGCTAGTTAGAGGATGAACATATTACAATATATGCTCACATTGCAAATTTATTACTTGAGTATTATATAACGAAAACTTAACATTGGCTTTATTGTAATTATCAATAGATAGTATATAATAAAATTAAACAGCACCTTGTTTTCTTTGTTTTAATTGTCGACATTTTTTCAATAAAAGCCCTGGATTAAACCAAGGCTTTTATTCATTATCTATACTATTTTTAATTAATTTCCTGTATTCATTCAAGACCCTATCCAATTCTTGACTTACCTTAACTACATCCTTATCCATTAAATTTCCCTTGCTATTTATTAATCTGTATAATTCACTTCTTAATTTCTCTATTTCTAGTAAGACTTCTTCTATGCCTTTCATATGCCACCTCATACAGCTAGTGTATAGAAATTACATTATACTGTAAGTAGTAGTATAACTATATTTTATTTGTATTGTAAAAATAAGCAGGAATTTAAATATATTTGTAGAATACTTAATCTTAACGAAGACATATTTGAATTATAATAATTAAATGTATTTAACATATACTTATATAGGAGAATATTATATGATATGGAAGACACTATAAAAGCAGTTTTAGGCTCTTTTTCTCCAACAGGACTTCGCATTATTGAGGTAACTTTTATAATAGCTTTTATGGCTATCTGTGCACTCTTAATAACGTCGGCTTATAAATATACTAAGTCGGTTGCAAAGGAAACAAAAATTTTTGACTTATCCAAACAGAATCACGAATTGCATAATGATTTATCTAAAGCAGAAGCAATAAATAATAATATACTGAATTCTTTAAACACATTGACAAATTTTTTGTATAGTTCTCAATCAGTTATATTTGATTCTATAGAAAATGAAAATGTAATTGAAATAGGGGAACAATTTAAGATAATAAATAATTTAATTTCAAATGATATTGTAGGAAGCAATCAAAAACGAGTGAGCTTATGGGCTTTACGTATAGAAAAAGATAAGAAACCTGTTCTCCAATCATTCTATAGAAGTGCAAATTATACCAGTTATAAAACTGATACAAAATATTTGCCTATTGATGATTCTATTGCAGGCAGAGCTTTCAGAAAAGAAAAAGAAGAATTTGTTTATGATTTAGAAAATGACCCTGATTGGCATGGCTTTTCTGGGAAACAAACGTACAGTGCTATATTGGCAATACCAATTAAAAATTTTGGTGTTTTAACTGTTGATTTTTCTAACAAACCATCCGAACATGAGATTAAGGTGATTGAAGTTTATTGCTATAACATGGCATTATTAAATGCAACTGCCTATCAATCTTATAAATATTGTGATAGAATTAATAATAATGAGGAGGAAGATTAACATGGAAAAGGTATATAAAAATACCGAGCTCAATCTTGCAGATGTGTACAAAAGTTTCGACAAGCTAAACAGTAAATCTTCTAAAAACAAATGGACTAAAAGCATTACAATTATTGACAAGAATATTGACAAGGACAGTAAATTACAAAAATACAGAAATAGAGCTTTTAAGCTTGTGGCACGTTAAATTGATTATGCAAAGGAGACAGAACATTTCGATTTAAAAGTGCGTATAGGATCCAAGGTTAACTTTAATATAAAGAGAGTTCTAATTAAGTTTAGAACTCTCTTTATATTAATATTCCTTATCTCTCAATTCCATCTCTCTTATCCACTTACCTAATAATATATTTACTAAATTAGATAGACTTTGTTTGTCTTCATCTTTTATTAACTCTACTTGTACTTTCTTTTTTAATTCTGGTTCTATATATAATGTAGTTTTTTCATTCATAAGATGCACCTCTTAAGGTTTTTATTCCTCATCTTTAACCTTATAATGATCCTTTATTATCTTACATACCATATTACTTATAGATCTATCTTCATACTCTGCTTCTTTAACAAGCATTTCATAAACTTTTTTAGGAATTACAGATGCAATCATAGTATTTTCTTTTTTAATCATATACCTCACCTACTTTTTTAAGTAAAGTATATAAAAAGTTATGAACTGTGTACTAAAAGTTATAAATAGTTTAGAACTTTTAGTACAAATAATTCCTGTATTTCAATTCAAATATTCTTGACAATTCAATAATTCTTGCTAACTCTATTTTGCCTTCAAGTGGTAATTTATAATAATATTTATTGTATTTATTATGATAATAAAAGCATCCAGGTGTACAAACAGCGTGCTTACATCCACCAAATAGTCTTATGGGGCATATATTTAGTGCATGTCCTATTCTATCTAATACATCTAAGTCTGGATTTTTCTTTTTATTATTTTCGAGTTCAGTTATGTAACTATGAGAACATTCTGCGAGAGAAGCAAGTTTCCTCACTGTTAAGTTCTTTTCAAGGCGGTATTCCCTTATTAAAAGTATCATGTAAACATTTCCCCTTAAAAATAGATATAGTATTTATACTATACAAAAATATTGTCGAAAGATAAATATTAAATTGTTGGAAAATGTCGTAAAATTTTTCCTGCTTGGTCGCGGCCAGCGACCAGGAATGGGGTTATAATAGTTTCAGAAGTTGCGCAGCTTAAATTATTGGATATATTTATTAAATTATGGTAATATAAATAAGAACATATGTTCGTAATAAAATAGGACGTTTTAGGGAAGTATTATGGAATTTTTTAAACTAGTACTATTGTATAATCATTTTTATAAATATATCTGTAGGGGGAACTAAAATGACAAAAGATCAGAATGAAAAATTTAAAAAAAAGAACATAAAATTTAGTGTAGAAAATTTGTTGACAAAGGAAAAAAATTATTTGATAAAGTTAAAAAGGCTTAAACGTATTAGAAGTGTTTAAGCCATACATAAATGATATTGTTTATTTTGGTCAGGAGGTGCTATACACAATAAACAGTATCATATATTTAACGTTATATGAAGTTCTTGAGTTACTGAATTCCAAACTATTTTATTAATTATTATCTTTATTAGTCTTTTTCTATCAGCTAGAGAACGAGCCTGTAAAAATTTTTTGATACTATTATATAATACATCTATATTAAAATTATCCAGTTCATTAAAAGCGTGCTTTCTTTCTAATTTTATCAACTCTTCTTTTAATAAAACATTTTGTTCTGTGAGTTTGTTTATTTTATCGGCTATTATCTTAGCAGCATCATCAGACAATAATATTAATTTTTCAACTAAACTATCTATTGATTTTTTATTTACAGATAACTTATTTTTTATTTCTTTTATTGATTCATCTACGTTACATTTTTTCTTATTTTTATTTACATATTTAATTAAGACGTCTTTGTCGTATATAGATTCTAAAAAATCAATTACAGCTTTTTCGGCTCTTTCAACCCTTATAGATTTATTACTACAATTGTTTTCCTTGTATCTGTTACCTCTACATTTAAAATAATATCTTCTTGTACCATCAACACGTGGTCTGCTTACAGTTACTTCAAGTCCACTACCACAAGTACATTTCATAATTCCACCAGTAAGAAAAGAAAATTGGCTTTCTCTTGGACGCGGGTTCGATGCTTTAATTTTAAATTTTTCTTGGACACTAACCCATGCGTCTAAATCAATTACAGCCTCATGCTTAGATACTCCAACTAGCATACTTTTATCTTTCCAACCTTTAATACCATTTTTCCTTGGTCTACGATTGTAAGGTAAAAAACCGCATCCATTAGGGCTACCGTATACAGTATAACCTTGATTCTCAAGGTATTTAATGCTTTCCTTGGTAGATTTCAAATATGTAGGGTTTCTCAGCATACTATATATTGTATAAAATTTATACTCTTTCCCTTTAGACTTAAACAATCTTGAAATTTCTAGCGGGGTATATCCATTAATATACTTCTGAAATATTTCTTTTATGTCATTGCCTTGCTCTATATTTAATTTCAAATAGGTTACGTTTTTAGCGCCTTCTTTTACTTTTTCAACTACATATCCAGTAGGCGGAGTTCCACCGCTCCATCTACCCATTTTAGCAAGTTCACACATATTATCTTTTACACGTTGTATAGTGTTCATACGTTCCATTTCAGCAAAAGAAGCTAATAACATCATCATCATTTTACCAATTGGTGTTGAGGGGTCAAAACCCTCGGTTACAGAAACAAGTTTAACCCCTAGTTTTTCTAATTTATCAAAAACATTTACAAAATCAACTATGTTTCTTGCAATACGATCTACCTTATAGACGGCAACTACATCAAATTGCTTAATTTTTATTAATTGCATCATTCTTTGAAAATCAGGCCTTTTTATATTTCCACCACTGAATCCTTCATCTTCAAATATTTCAAATTTACACTTTCCATTTTCTCTTTTAAAATATGATTTACAAATCTGTATTTGGTTTTTTATACTTTCCCCAGTATCCGTTTCGATGGACTTACGACTATAAATTGCTATTCTTAACATATATAAAACACCTACTTATTATTTTTTTCAATTAAATGAATAACATCAGCTCTCATTGCAGCATCTAATACTTCATGGACAGTTGGTTTGTCATAATCCTTTTCGCTTTTTAGCAAACCTATCTGCATTAACTGGTTAACTGCATCTTTCAAGCATTTAAATTCTTTTCTTTTACTTATATATTCATCATCTTCGATTCCATACAGCCAATATTCTTCTGGCTTGCCGGATAATAGAAATAATTTTTCCAAAACATCCTTAGACGGCTCTCTAGTACCATTTTCCAACATTGTATATAAAGTTCTCGCTATTCCTAATTTTTCTGACATAGCTACTTTTGTTTTAATATTTAAGCTTAATCTATAATTTTTTAATCTATCTTTGAATTCCAATATCATCATCCTTTCAATTATATTATAGTCACAAAAACATGACATTGCAACATGAAAATGTAGCATATATTCACAAATTTGTGAATATGAAAGAAATATCAAGCAATATCAAGTATATGCTATATATTTTAAGATATTGCTAAATTATTAAAATTTACATGTTCACAGATTTGTGACACAATGTAAATGTAGAAAGGAGGAAAGCAAAGTGCAAGCAACATTAAAAGACTTACGTAAAAGCAAAGGAATACTAGCAAAAAAAATAGCAGAATGGCTTGGAATAACATATAGGCAATACCATAGGATAGAACTTGGCAAGGTAAAACTAGACAAGCTTAAAGTTGAAAAACTGTCACAAATATATGATGTTGATGTGACAGATATAGAAGAAGTATGGGGGAAAGGACGCGAGATTTGTGAAAAGAGTAGTTGAATTAGAAAAGCAGTTTACTAAAATGCTTAGAAATTTAAAAAAGCAAAATAAAAATAATTAACAAAATTAGTAGTGACTATATATTATAGAAATAGCAATCTATGTTGAGTGAGTGATATATATGGCAAAAAAAGGACAAGATAAAGAAATAAAGGTAATTATTGATAATCCTGAGTGTATTCCAATTGCAAAAGAGAGACTAGTTAAATTTCTTTATGATGAATATGTTAGAGAAATACCTAAAGAAGATATTAGCAAACTGCACAATAAACAATAACAGAGTAAAAACAAAAGCTAGAAAAGTAATTAACATAATGATGATAAAATGTCTAGAGGATTTTTAAAAATTTTTAGAAATAAAAAAGCAAATATATTTCAATATATTTTATGATAACCATTAAACATTAGTGCTAAATATAATAAAAATCAAACCTTTAAAAAGGAGGACAAGCTATATGGAGAATTTAATGGAAATAAAAAACACAATTAAGTCTACAGAAATTGTTGAAATAATTAATGAATTTAGAACACAGGAAGGGAACAATGTAGCACTGCAACATAAGACATTTATAGAAAAGATAAGAAAGGAAGTAGAAACTCTGAAATCACTAGGATTAGACAACCAGCAGAATTTTCTGCCCGTTAAATATAAGGATAAAAAAGGTGAATTACGAAATTGCTTTGAACTTAATCGTGACGGAATGCTAGAAATGTTGAATAGTGAATCAGCTTACGTAAGATACAAAACTATTGAGTATATCAATAAACTTGAGGAACAAATCAAACAGCCAAAACCAACTTGTATAGAAGATGTACTTATTAAATCACTGCAAGAAATGAAGGATGTAAAATATAAACTGGCAGAGGTACAACAGGAAAGTAAAAATACTAAGCAGGAAGTACAGGACATGAGAGAAGTAATAGCCTTAAGTCCTAATCAATGGAGAAAAGATACTGCTAATATGATAAATAAAATGGCAGCCACTCTGGGAGGATTTGAACATATAAAACCTATTAGAGAGGAAAGTTATAAAATGCTCAATGAAAAATTAGGAGTATGTCTTAAGACTAGAGTCTTGAATAAGAAAAAGAAGATGGCTCTTGAAGGAGTACCAAAATATAAAATAGATAAGGTTAATCCTTTAGATGGTATAGCAGATGATAAAAAGTTAATAAATGGATATGTAAATATAATTAAAGAATTGGCTATTAAATATAAGGTAGCTTAAAGAGGAGGTTATATAAATGGGAAAGAGCTTAGAAGAAAGGCTGGATGTACTTGAAAAGCAAGCACAAAAGCAAACTGACAGATTAGATACTAATACTGTTATACTAAAGCAAATCTATAAAAAATATATACTATATAATCTGTTACATGCGGTAGAGCTTTTCTTTATTTTCTTGCTGACACTTTATAACATTTTCTCCGTTTAGCTCGAATACTTTAGTTTTGAATTTTAAACTTTTGTTTTGAGTAAATAAAGTTAAAACAATTTCTATAGGCTTATAATTGTTTTTAATGTAAGATTGGAACAATTTATCAGCAAGAGGAAACACCAATGAGCAATTAATGATTTCCATCGGCTCAATTATTAATGGAAATGTAAGCTGTTTATCGATGGAATAGTAATCAACTGTTTTATTGTGTTTAACCGAAATTTGTTTTATTTTATATCTAAAATCAGGTCTTAAAATTAAATCGTTGTATTTTATTAATGCACTTTTTAAAGATGCTGGAACGAGAGAAACATTACTTATTCTTAAATTTATAATTAAGATTTTACTGCTTGTATATAATTCATTATCGTTATCACAGAAACCATTTAAATAAAGTTTATACTCTTCAAATTTTATTTTAGGCTTTTCAGATAATATTTTATAAAAGTTTAGCACTAAACTACAGATACCAGTTATACAGCCAATTAATGCAATTATTTTTGTAAGTGGATCGTTGTTATCCATAATCAACACCTCATTTTAAAATAGTTCTATAAAAACAAGGGAAATCCTTTAGAAGATAATGGAAAGGAGAGGTATAAATGAAAGCTACAGGTATAGTAAGAAAAGTAGATGCTTTAGGAAGGATTGTAATTCCAAAAGAATTAAGAAATACATTAAATATTCAGGAAGGTAGCTCGTTAGAAATATATACAGATGATGGACAAATCATATTAAAGAAGTATGAACCAGATTGTATCTTCTGTGGTGAGGTAGAAGGTGTAGTGAATTGGAAAGGTAAGAATATATGTAAGAAGTACTTACATGAGTTAAGAACGAAGGTGAGTAAGTAAATGAAAGTACCACCTAGAAAGAGAAAAGAGGTTATCAAGCTTCGTAAACAGGGTAAGACCTATACGGCAATAAGCTTATTCACAGGTGTACCTAGGGATGATGTACAGAAGATTATAAAAGGTAAATAATACAGAATATTTTGAATTAAGTAAATATAATGGAGGACTTAATATGGATGCAGGATATGTATTTGATATTACTAAAGAAGGAGAAGTTATATTTGCAAAGGATGAAGAAGCACAATTTAGTACATTAGAAGAATTAGAATTACAAATAGCAGAAAGTTTTACATACTCCTGTGTAGATGCAGAGGAATATGCTAGGAAATTAAAATATCTGTGTTTGACAGAATATTCAAATAAATTTAAAGGGGTGAGATAGTTGAAACCAAAAACACATGAAAAGGAGTTGATAAGAAAGTTAGGACTAGCAGTTAAGAACTTTACAATAGTATACCGAGGATATGACCATATAACTTGTAAGAACAATAAAACAGGCAAATTACTTGTTATTAGATACTAGGAGGTTGATATGAAGGTATTAGGGATGTGTAGCTTATTAATAGTAGTTGTATTAATTATAGTTACATTTAAGAAGTTTAATAAGAAAGACGATGCAGAGAATACTCTAAGCTTGGCAGGATTAACAGTAGTAGGGTTGTATATAGCAAAATTAGTTATTGGATAGGAGGTGAATAACATGGATAAGTCTACAGAAACAGCCTTATATAAAGTGCAGGATTTAGTACAAAATACAGGACTATATATCAGAGAAGCCGTGGGAAAGGTTGAGCATGACTTAAATATTGATAAAGGAGAATTTTATGACGAAGAAACTGGCGAGACTATTGGAGATATAGAACATGCTAATGATGCACAGATTAAAAATTTACTTAGATAGGAGGATAAGACATGTGGGTTAGAAGTCAAAATGGCAAAACTTTAGTTAACGTCAATACTGTATCTATTGAAAAACCAGAAATAATGATGTCTGTTGATGATGAACCAAGCATTAATATTGTAGGAGGCGATTATATTCTAGGATCATATGAATCAAATGGAAGAGCATTAGAAGTATTAAATGAAATACAGAAACATCTTGTGGTGGGAGTTTCCTATGACACTCTATACCATGGAAGGAGAGATATACATCAAAAGGTATTTAATATGCCAGAGAAATAAAAAAGCCCTCAAAAGGGCATACACAAATTACGTTATCTCATTCTAACACAGGAATGAGGAATAAATCAAGTTGGAGGAATTAAAATGAAAAAGTTAAATATAGAATCAAATAGCTGTATATTAAGTGTTAATGATTATGAGGGAACTACTATAAATGAAAAAAGTTTAGGAGAAATAGTTAAAAATGCCTTGCCTAAGGGACTTGAGCAATATCATAAATACCCAGTGAAATTGAACTTATCTATAGAGCTTTTAGGTGATGATAAACTAAAAGTCGAAACTGAGGGGTACGAAGTGAAAGAAGAGAATTAAGCTAAAGAAAGCGAGGAGGAAAAATAATGGCAAAGTTATATGAGATAAGTGAGAGATATAGAAATCTAGAAAACTTGTTGGACAATCCAGATGTTGAGAATTTTAAGCAGGACTTAGATAGGTCTCTAAATGAAATAGACGAGGAATTTAATGTTAAAGTTGAGAATATTGCAAAACTTATAAAGTCAACTGAGGCAGATATTGGAGGAATTGACGGAGAGATAAAAAGATTGCAGCAGCGTAAAAAAACTTACAGTAATATGATAGTTAGTTTAAAAGGCTATATATTTGACCAAATGGTGGCTTTAAAGAAGAAAAGCATCAATGGGCATCTATTTACTCTTACGGTCAGAAAAAATCCTCCTACGGTTAATATAAAGGACGAGGACAGTATACCAGAGAAATATAAAATAGCTCAGCCGCCCAAGTTAGATAAAAAAGCTATACTAGTAGATTTAAAACAAGACGTAGAGATAAATGGTGCAGAGATTAAGCAGAGTACAAGCTTACAAATTAGATAGGGAGGATATATTATGGAAAACGTGATAGTACAGCAGGATAACCAGGTTATAAGCCTATTGGATAGTGTAGATATAGGACAGGTTAAAGATATGTTAAGTAAGATATCACAGTTTCAACAAGTAATTCAGAAAACATTAAAACAGGGACATGATTATGGAGAAATTGGAGGAGTTACGAAACCAACTTTACTTAAACCAGGAGCAGAAAAAATTCTTATGCTAATGGGATTAAGTAGTGAATATGAATTCATGGAAAAGATTGAAAATTATGATAAAGGAATATTTGCTTATACTATAAAGTGCATATTAAGAAAGAATGGGAACAAGATAACTGAGGGTGTTGGAAGCTGCAATTCGAAAGAGGACAAGTACCGTTGGAGGTGGATAAGAGAAGATGATTTACCTATAGGATCAGATATAACTACCTTAAAAAGTAAAACAGATAACTGGGGACATACAAAATATAAGATTGAAAATGATGATATATATAGCCAAGCTAATACTATTTTGAAGATGGCAAAGAAAAGAGCACAGATAGATGCGACACTTACAGTAGCAAGCCTTTCAGAGATATTTACGCAGGACATTGAAGACATGTCACAGTTCCAAGAAAAAGAGAATATGGACAATATGAAAGCTAATGAAGTAGTAAATATTCAAGTGAGATTTGGTAAGCATAAAGGAAAAACTTTAGGGCAGATAATGTCCGAAGCTCCAGACTATATAGAGTGGTTAGCTAAAAATGCAAAAGAGCTTCCTATGAGAAAAGCATGTTCTATGATTTTGAATAATAAAGATAGCAAACCTGCAAGTAATACTCCACCAGAACCGCCACAAGATGATGTTCCACCTGTAGATGATGCAGACTTACCTTTTTGAGGAATTAAGACAAATGGAACTAGATACCTATAGAGATATATTAATTAGCACTAGATAGAAGGTGAATAAATGGCAAAAAGATATTACTGGCTTAAACTAAATGAAAACTTCTTTGAAAGGGATGAAATTAAGGTTATAGAAAATAGTTCTAATGGTAAAGACTATATAATTTTCTACTTGAAGCTTTTACTTAAATCTATCTCTAGTGAAGGAAAATTAAAATTCAGAAATGTTATTCCGTATACTCCCGATATGTTGTCAAGTATTACAGGCACAAATATTGATACTGTCAGGGTTGCAATAAAGATGTTTACAGACTTGGGACTTATGGAGGTATGGGATGATGGAACAATTTTCATGATGGAAACTCAAAACATGATAGGGTCTGAAACTGAATGGGCTAAAAAGAAGAGAGAATATAGAAGTAAGATTGAAAATACTGAAATTGAAGGACAAAGTCCTCAACTTGTCCTAGACAAAAAAGACGAAGTCCGACAAGAGAAAGAGAGAGAGAAAGATATAGATATAGATATAGATAATAAGAGAGAGAGTAAAGAGGAAAATTCCTCTCTCTCAAATCAGGGAATAGAGTTATGTAAATATTGGCAAGAGTTAAAGCCAAATGAGTCTATAACTAAAGACTTAACTACTCTAAAAACATTTATACAAGAGTATGGACTTGATTGGACTAAAGATGCTATGCAAATTACAGCACAGAAGAAAAATAGATTTATACCAAGTTACATTGCCAAGATACTTAAAAATTGGGCAACAGAAGGGAAGGAGGAAATCCATGGACAAAATACAGATACCAGCCCTAAAAAGAATAATGCAGGGTGTAAATATGACTTCAACAAACTCGACAGCAACGAATGATGTATGTCCTATATGTAATGGCACGACATGGGTAGAAACGAAACAGGGATATAAAAGATGCCAATGTTATAAAAAAGAATTATCCCAAAGACTTTGGAAAGGCTTTGGCGTGGATCCAAGTAAAGTAAAAAAGCTAAATGACTATAAAGTGTATAAAGAATTACCAGCTACACAAAAAGCCAAAGATAAAGCTTTAAACTATATAAAAAACTTTGAAAAAATAATACTTGAAGAAAAAAATAGTTTTGGATTATTCGGACAACCAGGAGCAGGTAAGAGCCACATTGTAATAGCCATAGGAACAGCACTGTTAAAGAAAAACATACAGGTTATATATATGCCTTATCTTGAAGCAATGAGAGAACTGAAAGCTAATACGAATGATGATGAATATTATTTAAAACTTTCAAACAGATACAAAAAAGCTAAAGTGTTGATTATAGATGATTTGTTTAAAGACAAAGTAAGAAATGGACAGCTTCTCAAAGATAGATACGGAAACTGTGTAGGCTTAACCGAAGCAGATATGAAACATATAATGCCTATTCTGAACTACAGATACTTAAACCACATACCAACATTGATAAGTACTGAATGTACTCCAAGCATACTTGTAGAGCTTGATGAAGCATTATCAGGAAGAATAGTTGAATCTTGTGGAAGCAACAGAGTTGTATTTAATAAAAGCGAATACAATTACCGAATGAGAGAATTTATGAAAGGGGAGGAATAAAAATGTCATGGACACAATCAAAAATTGAATACTTTAAGGCTAATTATTATACTAAAACTAACGTACAAATGTCTGCAATACTTGGGGTGAGTTACAATTCTTTAAGATATAAAGCTAGAGCATTAGGCATGGCAGATAAAAGAAAACTAGGGTTGAGTAAAGGAATACCAAAAGGTAAATATACTAGAAATGCAATACCAAACGAAGTTATGAATTACAGACCTAGTCCAGATACAATGTTAGAGGCGGAAGGTAGAAAAAACATTCTCAGTATACAAGATATTAAAAATAAATTACAAAGAGGCAAGAAAATAAAGTTGCA